GACTTTGGCGGCACATCCCCCGTGTTCACGAACGCTACAAACGAAATCAGCATCAACACTCACAGCTATGCGAATGGTCATGGCGACTGGACGCTGACGGCAGCAGAGCAGTTGAAGCCCGTACACAAATGTACGCTTGCTGATTCGGGCGCAAACGCTATTATCCCGCTTTCCCCGTCTATTCCGTATACATTCATTAATGCAAGCGGACAGGCTATCACGGTCAAGGGCGCAAGCGGAACTGGAACAGCTATTGCAAACGCAAAGACTGCTATGGTCATGTCTGACGGCACAAACGTTATCCGGCTGACGACTGACGCATAAGGGGGTATACATTATGGCTTCTACACCGATGGAAATACAAGCCGCCGAGTTGATGCATACAGAGCTTGGACAGAACGGCGGTATGCTCATTGCTGATACGACCGCGCATACTGGCAGGTGGCGAAAAATGATTGTCATTGCCAATGCCGCGTTTACGACACTTACAACTGAGTACACGAAAAACGACGCGACCACGCCTGCCGTTGCCGCTGATTGGGGTACATTGTCGGCTGGGACTGTGCTTTATGGCAAGTTTACCGCTGTAACACTTTCAGATGGTTCCGTGCTGATGTTGGAATAGGCGGTGCGTAATGGCTACCACGCTTCAAACCTTAATAGACCAGACCGCCGACTACATCAAAGTTGACCTTGATGATGACGACGGGACTACCGTACAGGCGCGGATTGTGTCTTCGCTTAATGAAGCCAAGAACATGATTGCGCGGAAGTACTACCCGATGTATTACACCGAGGACATAACGCTTGACGCTGATGCGTCGTTCAATGTTATTGATGACCCGACCAAGACGTTTTATAAGCTGGTCAGCGTGGAGTATAACGATGCTTTGGTCATGACCGAGCAATACGCTTCAACGGTGTACTGCGAAACTTCTGCAAGCGTTGATGTTAGCGTGACGTATCAGTACATCCCCGAGGATATGGCAGCGGTAACCGACGCGTATTCGTTCCCTGATGTGGTGGATTACCGCATACTGTGCTACCGCGCCGCGAAAGAGTTTTACGAGATTAAAGGCACATCGTCCTCTCGCCAGAAAGCGGAGCTGTGGGACAAGAAATGGAAAGAAGCCGTTAGAACAAGGTTTGAAACCGACTCGCCTACGTTCGTAAAAAATGTCTACAACTTTGAATCGTCTGTGTGGTGATTTGATTGGCTTCGTTTAAGATTAAGAACTTCATGGGCGGCTTGAACCAAGCCGCTGATGACAGCGCGCTGTCTGTCAATCAGTCCCGCAACGCGCAGAACGTGGACGTTGCAAGCGGCACACTGAAAACCATCAGCGGGTATTCCAAGTACGTCGCGTCTGCTGTTCCCGCTGGTGTTACGCGCCTGATGAAGTTTTACAAGACGAACACGACAACGGGTGTTGTGACTTCATATCTGCTTGCGGCTACTGCTGCTGCGGTGTACTACTGGAACACTTCAACAGAAGCGTGGACAGCTTTAGGCACAGGCTACTCAAGTGGTGATTGGGACTTCCTCAACTATCAGATTAGCGCGACTGACGTTATCATCATGGGTAACGGCGTGGACGTTATGAAGAAGTGGGACGGCACGACGTTTGCGTCGCTTGGTGGTACGCCGCCTGTTGCAAAGTCAATCTCTATCCACGCTGAAAGACTGTGGGCAACTGGCGTTAAGGCATACCCCAATACGGTGTACTACTCCGATGATCTGAACCCTGAGAACTGGACCGGTGGCGAAGATGCGGCGGGTGAAATCTACCTCCCGACTTGGGATGGCGGTGTGTGTATCGGTGTGTCAACCATCTTCTCGGACTTGGTAATCTTCAAGACGAACAACATCTACCGCGTTGTGGGTACATATCCGTCCGTATATGAAGTCAAAGAGGTCTATTCCTCTGTCGGCGCGATTGCTGAAAGGTCTATCGTGTCGGGCGGTGATAAAGCGTTCTTCCTGTCCAAAGACGGTCTGTATTACTACAACGGCGTGTCTGCGTATCCCTTGCTTGGTGATATGGCGAAGGACATTGTAATCAACCCGTCCTATGCTTCACAGGCCGTCAGCATCGTCTACAAGAACAAGCTGTACTGCGCGTTTCCAGAGGGGACAAGCACGACAAACAACGCCGTGTTTGTGTACGATCTGCTGAATAAGAATTTGATGGTCTGGCGAGGCTTGGCGGTGTCCGACTTCATGGAGTATGAGGACGATCTTTTATTCACGAACGCCACGGGCTATGTGAACCATTTCGACAAGGACGCGACGACGTTTGACGGTACGGCGATAAGCGCGTTCTGGGAAACACCGTGGCAGGACTTGGACGCATACCGCGTCACGAAAACCACCGACGAATTGTACTTCTACGCAAGCGGTCACGGGGTGCTTCGCGTGGACGTTACCTTTGACGGAAAGACCAAGACCAAGAATGTGACGCTTGTATCGACCGGCAAACTGCATACCCTACCGCTCAACCTTGAGGGCAGACGCTTTAAGATGAAGTTTTCCAACGTGTCCGGCTCTGACTTTGAACTGACTGCGCCGGAACTGACTTACGAAGCAGACGAGGATTAAGATATGGCGAGTGCAACTTCAAAAGATTTATACATACCACTCCAAACGATATACGGCAAGCCAAACGCTGACGGCACGTACACGCTGACAGCTTTGGATATAAAGGCTCTGAATGACAACCTTTACAATATCGCGAAGAAGATACAGGGGCGCTTAACGCTCTCCGACATGACGAGTGACGCGGCGGCAATCCTTGTGACTGACGACAGTATCACGATGGAGGTCAGCAACGGTTCTGAATCAAGCACTATCACGATAAAGAACAACGGCATTTCAATCGCGTCTGTCAATGTCACGTTCACGGGCATGGTTACGTTCTCGGCCCTGGCCGGCAGCGGCACGACGGTCATCAACGGGGACAACATCACCACGGGGACCATACAGGGCGTGACGGTCAGAAGCTATAACCCAAGCGCATACACGGAAGAAGTGGTAATCGACAACGGAGAGATCCTACTGGGGCAGAGCGCGTTCGGAGGCTATTTGAAGTTCGACGGGGAAAAGGTCTATTTCGGCTCTGTGCTGTCCCCGTTGAAGATTGCAAGCATGATGAACATGTCCATCGATTCCGTGAGCGGCACTGTGTACATCGGCAGCAGCGCGGACGGCTCCAATCAGGTGTACATCGGCAGGCCCGGCGGGCGTGTGGACCTGTACGGCGACGTTTACATTAACGGCGTGTTGCAAACTTGAGGGGTGATTAAGTGGCAAACAGAACAATAACCGCCGCAGTAAGCGGCGAGTACATAAGGCTGTCAAACAAATTTGCGGGAGCTGCGGGATCTTACAACGCCGTGTCGCTTGTGTTTAGTTTTGATAGCCTGTGGGACGGAACCACAAAAACGGTATATTTTTACGATATATATGGCACCGTGGCTACTCCTATTATCTTAACGGTTGATTATTACGACAGCGAGACGGGTACATATACCGTGCCTATCCCCGCCGAGCCGTTGGCGTATGCGGGCGAAATGCGGCTTACCATACGCGGAACTGAATTGGATGGAGAAACGACAGAGCGCGTTGTCATGTCCGTCTCTGCTGATATGACAGTTGGGCGTGGAGACGCCCCGACCTCAACATCTGCTCCCGTCGAACCCACTCCGACACAGGCAGAACAGCTATCATCGGCTGTCAACTCAGTCACCGGAATGACGGCTTCTGCTACCACGCTTGCTGAGGGCGCAAGTGCAACAGTGACAAAGACCGAAAATGTTGACGGTACAATTAATCTTGGATTTGGCATACCGAAAGGCGACACCGGAACGGCCGCAACTATTGAGGTGGGCACTGTTTCCACGGGAACGGCGGGGTCAAGCGCAAGTATAACAAACAGTGGCACAACAGGCGCGGCGGTATTTGATTTTTCGATTCCCGAAGGTGATAAGGGCGATACTGGCAATTCGATTGAATACATATGGGACGGCACACAGCTTGGCATAAGGGTTGAGGGTGACGCTGAATATGTGTACGTTGATCTCAAAGGCGCAACGGGTGCTACTGGTGCAACGGGTGCTACTGGCAACGGCATAGCGTCTGTTGCGCTAACAAACGGGAACCACGCCGCAGGGACTACAGATACGTACACGATTACCTTTACCGATGCGACTACGACCACATTCACAGTTTATAACGGCGCAAATGGCGAAGGTTTTGGCGACATGCTGGCTACGGTGTATGACCCCACCTCAAAAAGCGCAGATGCTTTCGACATGACAAATATGGTCGAGGGTACGACGAACAAGATTTTCACAGCTTCCGAGCGCACCAAACTTAATGGCATTGCCACGGGCGCGGAAGCCAATGTCAACGCCGACTGGAACGCGGTAAGCGGCGACGCGCTGATTTTGAACAAGCCGACCATACCCACCGCGCTTTCTTCGCTCTCCGACGATTCGACACACAGGCTTGTCACAGACACAGAGAAAACAACGTGGGGTGCAAAGGCGGCGGCATCAACGGTTGTTTCTGCCACCCTCTCCGCGACGTGGACAACGGCGAATAGCGGAACAACACCCAGCACCACGTATTGTGACTATTATCAGAGCGTCAGCGTGGCGGGTGTGACAGCGTCTAACCACATTGGAGTTGGTCTTGCACCAACGGCAACGACAGCGCAGAGAGCGGCGGCGGCTGACGCGCAACTCTTTTGTTACTCACAAGCCAGTGGTTCTATCGTCGTATGTGTTGCAGGCGGAGCAACAAAGCCAACGATAACGCTTCCGATAATTGTGACAATTTGGGGGTAAGGTCATGAGCATTCAGAACTATTTCC